GAATGAAAAAGTATTTCGCTTTAATTTTAGGAGACAAAGAGAAATCAGGACAACGTAAAGTACGTATCCTACCAACACATGACGGTAGTTCACCGTTCAAAGAAGCATGGTACCACGAAATTCAAGTTGGTGGTCAATGGCAAAAATTCTATGACCCAGGAAAAAATGACAATGAGCGTTCACCTTTGAATGAGGTTTACGAAGAGTTGATGTCTACTGGTAAAGAATCAGACAAAGAATTGGCGAAACAATACAAATCTCGTAAATTCTATATCGTAAAAGTAATTGATAGAGACCACGAAGAAGATGGTCCAAAGTTTTGGAGATTCAAACACAACTATAAAAATGATGGTATCTTGGATAAAATCATTCCAATTGGGAGAAACAAAGGTGATATCACTGACCCTGAAAAAGGACGTGACCTTATCATCGAACTTGCAAAGTCAAAGACACCAAAGGGTAAAGAATATACAACCGTATCAGCAATTATGTATGACGACCCAACTCCTGTTCACGCAGAAAAAGAACAAGCAAACGCATGGGTTAACGACGAGTTGACTTGGAATGATGTTTACAGTAAAAAACCTGTTGAATATCTTGAAGCGATTGCGAGAGGAGAAACCCCAAAGTGGGATTCTGAAAAGGGTGGTTACGTTTACGGTGACAGCTCTGTAGCAGAAGAAAGCTTCGGTGGTGGTTCGAAATCTTCATCTTCAAAAAAATATGAAGACCCACAAGCAGAATCTGAAGTTGATGGTGACTTACCATTCTAATTTTATAACATGTTCCCGACATTCGTGTCGGGAACATATTTTTATTCTATGACATACAAAGTAAAAGAAAAACCGAAAAAGATTTACGAAGCTGTAACATTCGAGTTTACCATTACCAATAGCAACGGCAAAGATTACAAGATTAGAAAATGGGAAGATACAAAAGGGGGAGGATTTTATATGTTCGATTCATCAAATAACGAATGGTTTGATTTTTTCCCACCTGAAGATTTAGAAGATTTTATAGAAAACGATTTAGACTTTTAAATATGGATATCAAGAAAAACGATTTTACCAACTTAAAAAAGAAGTTCTCAACTTCTGCAAAATATAAACCACAGAGATTTTTGGACTTAGGCTCAGACTTCTTGGATGCAGTAGGACTTCCTGGTCCTGCAATTGGACATATCAATATGTTCTTAGGTCACTCAGATACAGGTAAAACCACTGCTGCAATCAAAGCCGCTGTTGACGCTCAGAAAAAAGAAATTCTTCCAGTATTCATCATTACTGAACAGAAATGGAGTTTTGACCATGCTAAGTTGATGGGATTTCAATGTGAAGAAGTGGTTGATACTGAAACAGGTGAAATGGATTGGGATGGGTTTTTCTTATTCAATAACAATTTCAGTTATATCGAGCAAATCACAGATTACATCAATCAATTGTTAGATGCTCAAGAAAAAGGTGAACTCAGCTATAGTCTGTGTTTCATTTGGGATTCAGTTGGTTCTGTCCCCTGTAAAATGACATATGAAGGAAAAGGTGGTAAACAACACAATGCATCTGTATTATCTGATAAGATTGGTATGGGAATTAATCAGAGAATCTCAGGTTCAAGAAAGGCAGATACAGAATATGAAAACACTCTCATTATCATCAACCAACCTTGGGTTGAACTACCTGATAATCCTTTTGGACAACCTAAAATAAAAGCAAAGGGTGGTGAATCAGTTTGGTTAAACTCATCATTGGTTTTTTTATTCGGTAATCAAAAGGGCGCTGGTACTACAAAAATTACCGCAACAAAGGACAAACGTTCAGTAAAGTTTGCGGTAAGAAGTAAAATATCTGTAATGAAAAACCACATCAATGGTCTTGGTTATGATGATGGAAGAATAATTGTTACACCTCATGGATTTTTGGCAGGTAAAGACTCAACCGAGGAGAAAGCTTCAATCGAATCTTACAAAAAAGAGTACGCGGATTATTGGAAGGACATCATAGGTGCTGAGGGTGATTTCACACTCACAGAAGAAAAAGAAGATTGATTCACCTGTAAATAAAATATGTGACAAAGACATTGTTAGTAGATGGGGACAACCTATTCAAAATTGGATTTCACGGGGTCAAAGACCTTTACAGCGACGGTTCACATATAGGTGGAGTCTATCACTTCGTTAACACAATCAGAAGATTTTTAGAGATGCACAATCACGATAAAGTGATTGTGTTTTGGGATGGAGATTCTAACTCATCAATAAGAAAATCTATATACCCACAATACAAGGGTAATCGTCGCCAAGACATGAACGAGTACAAATACGAATCTTACTTGCAACAAAAGGCAAGAGTAAAGATGTATTTGGAGGAGGTTTATGTTCGACAGGTCGAGATGATTAACAACGAAGCTGACGACCTAATATCCTATTACACGCAAATTGCGACCGATGAAGAGATTATTATATTCTCAGCCGATAAAGACCTCACCCAATTAATTAACCCAAGGGTGACCGTCTATTCACCTGTAGGTAAAGGGTATCTCAAGAACGGAGATAAAATAACCATCAATAAAGTAGATATACTACATTACAATGTAACTTTAACTAAAGTGATGACTGGTGATAAATCAGATAACATTGATGGTATTGAAGGTTTAGGTGAAAAAACTTTGGTGAAACTTTTTCCGTTTATGCTCGAAAAACCATGCACTATCGAAGAAATATTGGATTATGCACGAAATATCCAACAAAAGAAACTACCAAAATCACTACAAAATATTTTGACTGGACGGACCAAAAATGGTATACTTGGAGAACAGTTCTACAATATAAACAAACAAATCGTCGACCTAAATAACCCCCTAATTACGGACGACGGTAAAGCCTTGGTAGAACAAATTCATACCGATACAATCGACCCTACAGACAGAGGCTATAAAAACTTGATGAGACTTATGATGGAAGATGGTCTTTTCAAGTATCTCCCCACGAACAATGAAGCGTGGGTAAACTTCCTAAAACCATTTCTAAAACTAATACGAAAAGAAAAACGAAAAATATGATAGATTTCAAAACTAGTATTAATTTGAAAACAAATTATCAGTCCGCAAAACCTTTTCCATATATTGTGATTGATAATTTTTTACCTGAGTTCGTACTCAGAAAGTCTAAAGAGGAAATTGTCAATCATGATTTATGGTACTCTGACGAAGTAGAATGGACTCAAGAGTTCCAACAAAATAAATTTTACTATCCAAATCATAACGTTGATATGAATGAATTCAAATCGAAATTACCAATTACCTATATGCTAATTGATTATTTCAACTCTGAAGAATTCTTATCTTTCTTGAAAAACCTCACAGGAATAAATGGGTTGTATCGTGACCCTTATCTTATTGGGGGAGGTATACATAAAATAAAAACAGGGGGGAAATTGTCAGTTCATTTCGATTACAATGAACATCCAGGATTGTTAATAAGAAGAAAACTAAACCTTTTGATTTACTTAAATGAAAATTGGAAATCAGAATGGGGTGGTAATTTGGAATTATGGAGTTTGGATTTAAAAAACAAAGAGGTTGAAATTGAGCCAGTATTCAATCGAGCTGTTTTTTTTGACATTGAGAACGCCCCACACGGACATCCAATCCCTCTAAATACTCCTCCTGATGTGGACAGATATTCATTGGCATTATATTTTTTTACTGATGAATCAGTACCCCAAGAGAATAAACGACCTGTAATTTTTTTCAGAGACGACGAAATAGGTAAACAACAATAAAAAAAAACTAATACGAAAAGAAAAACGCAAACTATGAAAGAGCAAGACATCACGAAAATGGAATTTTTGTTAACACTCAATGAAAACATCATTGTACAAAGATTCTTTAATGTTAAAGGATTTAACTATCAAGCAAAAAACTCATTAGAACTTTATGAGTTTATCAAGTCACTCAAAGAATCTTTGGAGTATTACTTGAAAATGAAGACCGTTGTTTATATGATGGACAACAAAGAATCCATCATCCATGACCCAAAAATCATGGAAACATCACAGACAGAGGGACCAGAGTACTTCAACATTTATGTGAAGTTGGGTGAACAGACAATTTGTCACAGAATTTTCGACGGAAAAAAATTTCCACCAAAGGTTCGTTACACTGTTGATGTTAGACCATTCCTGAAGGATCTGTTGAGAGAATTGACTGACATTTTTTCAAATTATGAACTTACTCACGAATATTTGGAATTTGATTTAGTTGACTAACTATTTATTAAAAGAGG